AACTCACGGCTTCGGTCGACGAATCGTTGGATTCTGTCAACTTCTAGCGAGTTCTGAGTAAGATACCAGTACGGCTTCTTTGAAAGCCATTCTGCGAGGGTCCTCTGCAAGGACCGTCCGGCTGCGTAAGCCGGTATCTCTCCTATAGTAATCGTTCGAACCTTAACCGGTTCTAAGATTGGATGGACTCTTGCTGTAACTCGAGATTGCGGAAACTTCAGCGCATTCTCTACGGTGTTCAAGTAGAGAAGCGGAACCCTGCGAAGTGAATGATACTCCGTCTCTTCTCCGTCTCTAAACCAAGTGGTTTGAAGATAGAGTTGATCGGTGATACCAAACACAATTTCTTGCTTTTCGTCCGCGACTGGCCGTCTCCGGCAGTCGTAGATTCTAGCAAGATCTAACTCGCGTTGGGCACGCTCCGCACATGGAGAACTCAAAAAGTTCACATGTCGGCTGTCTAGTTTCCCCCTCATGAGCAGGCGGGACCAATCCGGTCCCGGGTCTCGAGAGAAGCAAAGAGAGGCGGCGCCAAATGAGTTCCTTCCGGAACCCATATGGGCATTCTCCGAAGGATAGTGAATCCTCGGGAGAGGGCATGGATCAAGCGGCTTGAAAAGCGTGAGTTTCTGTACCAGAACCATTTCGTCCACTAGGGCGGACTTTTCTGGTAGCCTCCCAGGCTGAGACATCACTGTCAGATGCTTATAAACAGCATCGGCAATGAAGCTCGGATTAGGAGGTGGGCAGCATCCTTTGAGTTTCAAAATGGTGCTACCCCAGAGAACACGCGAGTATCGGCGCTCAGATCCAGACTTAAAAAGACGACGGAACCAAAAGTCGTATTTAAAAGTCAGCCGCGCGAAAGCGAATTTCCTTGGAGGTTCGAAGTTCCCCTTCTTGTCATGAGGGGCTCCAAGGATTCGCGCGGAGAAGTACACAGTGACCCACTTAATGTACTTCTCCATCTGACCGACGGCGTCGAGCAGCGCATAGAACCACGCGCACTCGTCGAAGATCGAATAAATTCGAGCATCGCCGGTCAGACCGAAGAGGGTGTCACACAGTCCTTGTGTAAACATCCCTCCCCGTTCCAGACAGCCGAGGAGGCGTCTGGCAATGGGACCAGAGGGGGAATCGGTCCCCCCCCTCTCTCTGGCCTGCTGTCGTAGGCCACCACGTTTGGACTCCATTGGGACACGTGGCTCCGCTTTGAGTTGCGGATTGGTTGGGCATTTCTCATCAGTTCCAACGATGAGAGTGCCAACTCCCAGCGTTCCTCGAACGCGGGAGATCACCCGACAAGCAAAGGTATCAAGAGGGGGCCCACAAGGGCTCTTGATTGTAACCTTAGCCGTCTGGTGATTCAGCCAAAAAAGGACAGCTCCACTGGAGCGCTGCCAAAGGCGATTAACCTTCGTCTGCTCAGTAGAACGCACCGGTTCAGAAAATTTCGACTTTTGTTGAATTTCTGAAACTGGGGC